CTTATGTATAGTTGAACCATCCTGTTGTTATATATTTTGTTTCAGTTGGAGAAGTAACACCTTTATGAGTAAAAGTCCAATCTGATCCCCAAATTAAAGTTAAACCTTTTTCTGGTTTTACTTTTAACTTTTGATAAAAAAATTCAGTTTCTCCACCATCTGCTATGTCATTAAGATAAGTCATAAAAACTAAATGTCGTAAAGATCCTGGGCCGTGACCTGTATTTCTTTCACAATGAAAATTTAAAAACCCTTCATGGGGTTTATATTTTTGAATATTAAAAGGTTCAGATATATTCCAAGCTTCTTGATTAATATGACAATATTTATATTTTTCTTTATATTTTTCTAAAACGTCAAAAAGTCTATCACAATAATCTCTTACTTCTTTTGAATTTTTATTATGTTCGTGATAAATACCAAGGTCAGTAGAAATTTTTCCAGGGACATATTCTATTTTGTTTGTTTTAGAATTGAGTGCACCACCTTTCTCCTTATCAGGTGAATTTTCAAAATATGTAATTAAATTATCACACACTTTAGGGTCAATATACCAGCCTTCAATAAAATTATTAAGTTGATTAAGTTTACTTGGTTTTAGCATTTCCACCGTCTTCTAGCCTGACGTAGTCTAGAATTAGGATCTTTTGCTGCCTTTGGAAATTTTTTCATTTGACCTGCGCTTCTTGCACAGTAAGACTTTCTTCTCTTTGCCGCAGCGGACCCTTTTTTAACTTTACCAGTCACAGCTGTTTTTAGTTTAGAGCCGGGATTCATTCTTCTGTAGGCTTTGACACCGGCTTTTGTCATTCCTGCTCCAGACTTTGTAGGTCTGAAATTCTTTTTATTTCTTGCAGGCATTCTATCCTGTTTCCTCATACCAATCCTCCCATACTCATACTTTTTCTTTTCTTCGCAAATGTTTTTACATTTGTTGGTTTAGGTCCTGTATTACCTGCTGCTCTTTTTCGTCTGACAGCACTCGCCCTTTGCGAAGCGCTCATCCGTGTGGCTTTTGCAAGGGGCACGCATTTTGGATACTTCCGTTTGGCGTCCTTCTTTTGTTTTGAACGACCACATTTTGCGAAAGAACCATCTTTTCGCTTGCTTCCAATATCTACCCATTTTTGAGCGAACCATTTATCAAGACCATTCTTTGCCATTAAACCATTTTAGTTTTTTTAGCTCTATTAGACATAATCTTACCACATCCTCTAGCCACAAAGCCGCCTTTTTTATAGCCTCTGTCTGGTCTGTTAAGTTCTCCCATCAAACCACCCATAGCTTTTTTACCTCTGAAATCTTTTCTTTTTACGCCAGAAGGATCTTTAATTTTACCTGCACATATTTTAGATGCGTAGGCATTAGCATAGGCGCTTGGGTATACCTTGAATTTTCTCTTCGCAGCTGCCTTTCCTCTAGGACATAATTTAGTCATTATTTTCTCGCTGTTTGTTTTGCACGTTTAAAGTCAGACGCTTTAGGTGCACCTTTTGCACCTTTCTTTCGCATCTTGCCTCCACGTTTTCTTTTAGCGTGGATGTTTGCGTACAAACCTTTTCCCGCCATTATTTTTTCCTCTTCTTAACTCGTCCACCTTTTTTCATAAAGCCCATTTTGTTTCTAACGGCTTTAGGAAGTTTACGTAGACCTTTTCCTTTTTTACCTGCTGGTACTGGTCTCATTTTTTTCTCCTTTTCTTGCTCATGCCTGCTTCAGATAGAGCGATTGCAATAGCTTGTTTACGATTCTTGACCTTCTTTTTAGAACCGCCAATTGTGAGCTTACCTTTTTTAAACTCACGCATGACTTTCTTAACCTTTTTTTGGCCTCGCATTATCTATTGATTTTGCCTTTTTTCTTCATCTTGCTACCGAATTTTCCGTAAGACTCATCTCTAGAAGCTTTTAATTGCTTCTTAGTTCTTTTCTTCTTAATTCTCATAGCAATAGATTCGTCTTTTCTAGCTTTGTAACCTTGTTTTTTCTTACCAACTTTGCCGCCTTTTTTCATAGCGCCTCTGTCCATAAGTTCAGTTGGCATTCTTTTTGATTTCATATTCATGCCTTGACCTCTTGAATACATCATATCTCCAGTTCTGCCACCCATACCACCACCGGCTCTTTTTACTCTGCCTCTTGGGTTTGTTACTTGTTTATTAAATCTAGGGTTTGCCATTATTTTTTTCCTCCGTTTCTAAATATTTGCGTTCCTTTGATACCAAAAATGCTTGCAACTACAAGCACCCATAAATTCGTGAACCATTTCGGAAGTTCATGAAAATATTCGAAGAATAATTTTACCTTCTCCATAGCAGTCGGGTCATCCGACATAACCGCCCACATTAAAACTACGATGGGCGCCGAAATAATTATTAAAACAAATTCATCCTTATAGTCGTTTTGTCTCGCTTCTAGTAATTTGCCTTGGTAAGATTCTTCACCGCGAGCCATTTTTTCTGCATGCATTAGTTGTGCATCAGACATAGCCATTTTAGTTTTCTGACGGTTAGAATATATCTTTGCGCCAGCTTGCATAGCAATCTTTGCTAAACTGAACCAAGCCATACTAGTACCAGGTTGCTTTAACTGGTTTTTTGTCAGGTCTCATACGTCTTGTACCTTTAACATCAACCACTTGTGATTTGTCTGGGTCAGTAGCTTGAATTTCAACACCACCAGTTTGATATCCATCTTTACCAACACCTAATTCTTTTTCAATTTTAGGTGCTTTAACGTAACCTTGACCTCTCATCCAATCTTTAGTCATATTGTTCTCCTTATTAGTTGATTATAACTATTTTTTCTTAAAGTTTCTACCAAAATCGTGAATTTTACTTGCATTAGACATTTGCTGCTTGGCTAATGACACTCCTGCTCGTAATCCAGCTAATTGCTCGTTTTGTTCTAGCTTGGCTTCTTGATTTTCTTGGTTCATCATCGCTCTCATCTTATCAAGATTCAATCTTTCTTGACCTTCGTCTTCTTTTCTTGCGTTATCTCTTGCTCTTAAGTCAATTTCTCTAGCTTTTAACTTAACAAGAGGGTCTCCACCAAATTCACCACTAATTTTTTCTTCTTCAGCAACATAATCTTTAGTCATTTCAGCAATTAATAGAGCTTTTCTTGATTCTATTGCGTTTGTAATTTGTTGAACACGTTTTTGTTGCTGCATAACTTGTGGATTTGCCATCATACCAGCTGCCATTGCAGGATTCATAGCTCCCATTTGTTGTAGCTGCTGTGTAATTTGTTGAACTTCTTGTAATTCTTGCACAAATTCTAATTGAACTTGCTCTTGAGCCATTAAACTTATGTGTTCTAAAATATTTTTTTGTAAAATTGCTAAAACCGGTGGATTATTTTGCACCATGTTTAGTCCCATGAAGTGTAAGTGTGCATCAATGTGAGCTTTGTGGTCTTGACCTGGAAAAGCTTGTATCTGTTTACCTGACATTGCCATGATATGTTCTAGTGCTGGATCCATTGGTATTGGTTTTGGTGGTGGTGGTAAAATTGCATTTACATTTTTTACGCCCAGCGCGTCATACATAGATCTATATGCTTGATATAGATTATGTATCTGAGGATTTGATTGCGCCAGTTGTAATTGAGATTGAGCTAAAGATATTCTTTGCGTCTGTGAGAAGATGTTTGGATCTGCTACAGGTAGAATATCAACTCTTTCATCAAAGTCTTGAACTTTAATTTCTCTAGATGCACCTGGTACATCATATGGATATACAGGTGGTAAGTAAGTTTTAAAAACGTTTGATAATAATTTAAATTCTTCTTTAAGGCCAACGTATAATCTTTTGTGGATCGCTGACATTACTCTTGAACCTCTCTCTAATAATGCAACTGTAGTTCCAACAGCCGCTGCTTGATTCATATCTCCAACTTGTGAGTCTGCGATACTTGCAAATCTTTGACCAGCATTAACTACGATACCCATTAATTGTAATAAAGTTGCATCAGGACCTTTAAAAGGTAAAGGCATAAACTGATCTCTGATATTTCCACCAGGTGCATCAACATCTCTAAACTCACCAGGTTGTAATGGTTGTGCATCATCTCTAACTCTTAT